CAGGCAGCGCCCCGGTGCCAAGGTCAATCGTCTGCTGAGCGGTAGAGAAGATCCCGCCACCCACCCGCAGCTTCTCGCCGCCGCCGGGGTTCGGGTCGGTGCCGATGATCATCCCGCCACCAGCTAAGTTATAGTTTGTTCCATCATAATACAAATATCTAGTATTTGCTGTTCCAAAGTATATGCCCCCGGTCGAGGACGTTCTAGCAACCCCGATGTCACCATCTGCAAACACGTATCCGCCATTTATAGACGCCCGTTGGCAACGCATCGACCCGCCCACCCGCAGCAACTCGCTGCCGCCTGGGTCGGTGCCGATGATGCCGACACCAGCCCGCACCAGCCCGCCGCCAATGCGGACCTCGCCAGCGCCGGCCGCACCTAAGTCGGAACCAGTGAATATCTGACCGGCAGTGAACGTATTGGTCAAAAATGTCGATGTTGGTCTATATGATGGGCCGGGCGCGAAGAAAAGGCTCATGTGTTGTCGTCCTGACGGAACACGGAGAGCGGGGAATTATACAGGATCGTGAGTTGTTTTCCGGACTTCACAGCCTGCACCTCGACGCGAAAGTCAACCTTTCCAGAATCACGCTCGGGAGTCGTCAGTACCATGCCGGTCGGGAACGTCGTCCAACTGATGTCGAACGTAACCGGGTTCGTCCCGATGGTCACACGTGGATCTGAGGAGGGGGTTAGCGTAGCCGCAGGAGTGCCGAGGGTGAAGTCTGTCGGCCTGCGGATGGTGCCGTGAAGGGTGGCACCAGTGAGGTCGGTCCACCCCATGCGAGACAAGTAACTGGTCGGGACGGTGACGTTGGTCAAGTACGAGTCACCCTCGACCATCGAGTTGAGCGTGATGCCGGGGACGGTGGTCGTGGATGTCAGACCGTAGACGCTGTTGATGCGAGCATAGATGCTGTCGGTGTCGTACTGCTCGCCGGTCCAGATCGCAGTTGGGAGGATGAAGAACGAATGCGACGTGCTCGGCGGAGTGATGCGAACAAACCACGATGCGGTCGTGAGAGTTATCCCAGCAATCGTGTGCCTGCCGACTACCCCTGAGACAGGGGCGAGCGTGTAGGACAAGGCCGGGGACACGGCAACGCCAGTCGCCATGTCGATGAACGTCAGAACCCAGCCAGCAGAGGTGAACGCCGCCTGATTGGCATAGGAGAGCCCATTGCCAGAGGCATCGTACAGCGCGATGTCAAACTGGATCGGACTTCCCGCTCGCATGATTCCCTCAACGCTGCGACCCCACCGCCCACGATAGGCGGAGGGGTGCGCAGATCGGTTGTCAGGTCACTTAGACAGCCGTGACGTTCACGACAGCCGGGATCACGTCGCCAACGGTGGCGGCGGAAGCCGCGTCGGCAGCAGCGATGCCGCCGACAAGGTTGGTGCCCTTGGTCGCGGTGTAGCTGCCGTCAGCGGCGACGATGTACAGCGTCTGACCGGCGGTCCAAGTGGCACCAGCCGCCTTGACGGCGTTCTTGATGATCTTGGGGCTGAAGGGGAACTTGGGATACGCCTGGATCAGATCATTCTGAGCCGGGTCGGTGTTCTGCACCTTGATGGCGCCGAGCGACACGAAATGGTTGCTCTGGACGATGATGTCCTTGCCGGCAGCGTTGTTCGCTGCGGTGGCGCTGGGTGCCTTGACGACCAGGACGCCAGAGAAATCGGTGATGGTGGGCATTGGATTGGGTCTTTCTTTGAGTAGGTGGTTGATCCTCCCCAGGTATTAGCCGGGGAGGATTCGGTCATGTCACCGTTAGACGGTGCCCTGCTGGACGCCGGCAATGATGGTCTTGCCGCCGTAGGTGTGGGTGCCCATGCCGCACTCGAAGGGAAGATAGATCTTCCACTTGTAGGCGGCGACGGCACCGGGGTCGTACTGCTCGACGCGAGGATCTTCCATCCCGTTGATGGTCGAGAGCACCAGACCGGTGGCCTCGCTCGGATCAGCGATCAGGTAGTAGCTCGTGGCCGAGTTGCCGATCAGCGAGGAGAACTGGAGCCACGGGGTGGTGATGACGCTGTACCGCAGGTTGGTCTGGTTCTGCTGACCGGGAGCAACGCCCATGAGACCAGCGGCCACGTAGGCGAGATCGGGCGGAACGACCAGATAGCTCGCCATGTTACCCATGGGGTTGCCATCGAGGCCGACCTTGTTCATCAGAGCCGCTTCGACCTTGCTCAGATTGGCGCGGGCGGCCACAGCGGCATCGTTCGTGGCATGAACGATGGTGGCGGTGCCGGTGGTGTTGTCCGTCCAGGTCGAGGTGGCGTCATCGGTCGAGATGCCGCGCAGGAGCACCTGGAACACGCGCCGGTCGATGGTCTTCTGAGCGATCACACCGGCCTGACGCAGACCCTCCATGAACCGACCGGTGTCATCGCTGACAATGGCCTGCTCCGAGAGGGAGATGGTGCCGCCCCACATGCGAACGCGGTCCAGGTACACGCCTTCGGTCTTGTCCAGCTCAGGGAACGCCTGATTCTCGACAGTGACCGACAGGTTGCCGATACCCAGGCCGCCGATGGCGAACTGCTTGTAGTCGGGCACGAAGTTGCGCGCCACGAGCGGCTGGTACTTGATCGACTTCGAGCCCATCTGGAAGCCGACCGAAACGGCTTTCTTCATGATGTTGGCGAAGACGAACGACTGGAAGTAGCCGGTCGAGACGTTGCTGGCGTCACGGGCACCATCGGTCGGCAGACCGAGAGCAACGCGAGCCAGGGTGTGGTTGTCCCAGCTACCGGTGCGGCAGCCAAGAGCCTCGCAGGTGCCGCGAATGATGCTGGTCATGGTCTTGCCACGCAGATCATTCTTCGACTGGAGGTCGGCCAGCTTGGTGCCGTCCGAGAACTCGTGCTGGGCAGCTTCGGGATCGGTCGAGCGGAAGCCAGCGTTCCACAGCACGGCACCGATGGCACGCTTGGCGATCTTTTCCTGGGCTTCCTCGCCGACCTCGATGTGGGACTCGACCTTCGCCTTCGGGGTGGCACCAGCGGCAGCGTCACGGGCAGCGATGTCGGTCAGCATCTTGGCCTGCGCAGCCTTGAGATCCAGCGACACGTAGTCGGACGACCGCAGCTTGAGGCTGTCGGCCAGCGACACGATGCTGGCGATCTCCGCACGAATGGCGGCGGCGTCGGGGGTGATGGTGTGGGCGGGAGCGGCGGGAGAACCCGCCGGTTCCTTCGCCGGGGCGGCGGGGACTTCGGACATCTTGGTTCCTTTCAGGGAACGGACACCGGCTGAGGTATCTGCCGGAATGGGGGTGAGGGTTGCTTCGGAGATGCGCCACGAACGGACGACGATCTGACGCTTCTCGTAGTTGACTTCGACCTTCTCGGCATCGTGCGGGTTGTACGAGTAGCCGATGCTGACACCTTTGAGAGCACCGGAACGAACCGCGTCAATCACACGAACCCCGCTCTGCAAGCGGGCATCCGGAAGGATCTGAGCCTCGACAATCGAGGAAACACCGTCAAAGCGAATCGAGCGGACAGGGCCGGCGATCTGGTCGGGGTCGTGGTTGATGAGTAGGGCTCGCATCGAGCACGCATCGACCTGATGCTCGCCGTGCTCAAGGATCTCGTCCCACAACTCCCTGGAGCCATCGACCAGCACAGGCACCTTGACCGGCGCGTTCGTGGACGCGACCATCCGGATAACACCGTCGTCACCAATCGAATTACTCGAAGAAACATCGAGCGAACGACTGCGGGTGAGGACTTCAATGGTAGGCATGGGGGTGACTTTACAGAGAAGGTGAATGGAGTGCAACACTTGGAACCTAAGTCATCGGATGAGCCCTGCACCGACAGCAAGACGGGCAACGTCCATGACCGTGGGCCAAGTCGGAAGAGGGTGCAGCGTGTAGTCTACCGGGGAAACCGGGTGTGCCTTGCCGCTGCCACCCCCGTCACCCTGACTGCCTGTCGGGGCGAACCCGAGCCCCTTCCAGGAAACGGGCGAGAAGGAGAACGAGTTAAAGCTGTCAGGGTGAAACACCGACGCCTCGCCATGCGTTTCCGGTTGTCCCGTCTCCGATCACCTCGGCCGTGTTCATCGCCTCGACGTTGACGTTCAGAAGACCACTTACCGGAACCGCAGCGTCGTTCACCCAACGAACGTCCGCATGCAATTCGCCGGCCTGGCTGCGCGTGGCTACCTCTGCGCCAATGGCGATGATGTCGGACGGAAGCACAGCACTTCCTGTAGCCGCAATCAGAATGGTGTTGCGCCACACCACGTCGATGCCGCCACCACCGGATGACTTGACCGGGTATGCTTCATCGGCGCGGAATATGCGTCGGTTGTCAAGCTGTCGCAAGTTGGTGGCCGTGGTGTTGTCGATGTAAATATCGACGACGGCGTTGTTGATGCGGAAGTTTCCGATATCCAGCGCGGTGAGGCCTCCGACAAACTCGCGGATGGCTTGGTCAGCCTCTAGGTTATAGCTCCACCAGGCGTACATATCCGCGATATTGAAATTGGCTGCGACGGTTACGTTCACCTCGTCGTTCGCGTAGTCCGCAGCGAAACCGGTCACCGTGCTGCCGTCGATGCCGAGATCCGTGTACACCTCATCCTCAAGTTGGTTTGCGCTAACAGACCAACCGGATGCGGAGGCAACCACGGTCGTCTCGTACGCGAGGCGGCCGCGCTTGGTTATGCGGACATTGACGCTATTGCCGGCGGTGTAGGTCGTTCCCTCTAGATAACTGGCGTTATAACTGGTTCCCGGCGTGCCGATATAGGTTTCGGTTGCTGTGGTGACGTTGTATATACGCACCTTGCTGCCTGTCAGTATACCAGTGATGCTAGCGGTTATATAGGTCGGAACCGTGTAGGTGGTCCCATCATCCGCCATCATAGTGGTAAACCCAGGGACTGCCGTGGTCCCGTCGTTACGCACGACACGGATGCCCTTTAGGGCGGCGCCTGCGCTGCCCACTAAGCGGCCTCGCGTCGTCTTGAACGAGTTGCCGTCTGGTTCGACCATGTACGGCCACGCCAGGCCGTTGAAGCCGTTGAAGGTGGCGTCCTGAGATACGTTCCAGCTTATGTACTGCGCGACCTGGGCGGCGGTCAAGGCGTCGTTTGTCGTCGTAATTGTGATGCTGAACTGCTTACCATTCCACGTAACGGGGCTTGCGCCGTGATTGGTCACGGTGATTCCGAGCGCACCTGGGTCTGTGTCGGGGACTGTTGACCAGTCTTCCTGTGCGGCAAGGGTTGTCTGCCCGTCAACATCAACGACAATATCGGCTTCGATGGGCGCGTACCCCGGCTTGCGCAGTCTGCTCACGACCGTGTAGTTAGCGTTCCATGGAGGGGTCGCTATCGCGGAACCGGCGCTCACGGTGGCGATGCCAGCACGCTCGGACGACGCATCATCATAGAGGGCGAGGATTGATCCCGCCACTACGTTGGTGTACCCGACGTTAGGATTACGTAGCGGATACTGGCGCTGCTGCTCGGTGGCAGTAGTCACCGTGTCGATTCTGATGTGCGTCAGCGCATTCGTGGTGTTTGCCGTGTTGACAACCGCGCGGATCTTGAGGCGGAATCCGCCCATGTTGTACAGGTTGACATACGGCGGGATGGTGTGTGACGACAGGTTCGCGCCCGTGAGCGCCAGCCACGTCCCGTTCCATCCGCTTCCAGTGTCGATCTGGTATGTTAGCGTAAAGTTAGCTGTGTTAGTACCTGTAACAGTAGGAGCGATATTTGCTAGTGCAGTATGACCTATAGCAAAGTACGGCATTGTAAAGATTACTTCGTCACCGACCGTGGTGGCCGCGATGGTGCCCGCCGATGTGAACTTCGGCGTGCCAGATACAATAGAAACTTGAGCTGTAGTTTCGGTGGTCGGCTCGTTCATCAGCAAACATACACGCCCGGCCGTCGTTGAAGTGAAAGCGTCCTCCCAATGCCGTCCATAGTCCGAGCTTTGCCCGGTGGTGCCGGACGACCACCGGCATCCACGCGCAGTTAGATTGATACCAGCGATGGTTTGTACGTCGGCACCGTCGCCCCACACGTTGTCGATGACAAGGCCCTGACAGATGTTTGTGACGTACAGTGGGGCAGAGCGGATATTGTCGAAATACAGGCGCTCAAAGCGTGTGCGTAGGCACCCTGATGCGGTGATAATGTTACCTATCGCGGCAGCTGACCCTGCGTTGATAGGCGCTGCCGCTGTGCCCGCGTTCTTGAACTCAACATCAGCGGAATTGGAACCGACGTTCAGCACCGCTAGGTAGGGGTGGACGTTCGTGACGCCTGGAAGCAGCGAATAGCCGTCGATTAATACGTTCGTTGATCCTGACGTGACGTTGATGGCACCGGTAAGCGCGAACGACGTGCTTGTCGAACCATATTCCAAATCGCAAGACACAAGATTAGTGACGGTAACACGGAGACTTCCGCTCAGTGTCAAGGCGCCCATCATAACCAGAGTAGAGGCAACCGACACGTCGAAGCATCGCGTTATCGAAAGGCTGTTGATGTTTGCGTTGCCCCGCTTGTTGTCCGTGCTGCTGGTTCCGCCCAGGCTGAACTTGCAACCGGAGATAGTAATGTTGGCTGAATCCAGCAATGATGCTGCGGCATTGAGACTAGCCGTAGCATCGTAACGGGAAATCCAGCTATTGAGAATCTGAGTCGTGCCGTAGCAGTTGGTAATGGATAGACCGGACTGACCACTGGCGCTCTCAAAAGAGGTTACGCAGTCGTCGATATAGTTTGACGTTGTTGTATTGACGATGGTGAACCCGAGCGCCTGCGCGGTGCATCGGAACTCCAGGCTGTAGGCACCTGAGAAGTTGGAATACCAACCGCAGTCCACGGTGTCCATCTTCACGACGCCGGCAGACGTCGTCACAAACTCGCAACGGTCGCCAATCGCCGTGGGCAGAATCAGCCCGGCGAACGGGGTCAAGCTGGTGCTGAGTCTGACATTCGGGCACCGCACCTTGCAACCAGACGCCGGGAGGAATCCGACGACCGTGCCCGTGCTCTGCGCGAGCTTGAGCTTGTTCCGCCAGGGAGTGAAGGTCGTGGAGGCGGCGGCGTTGGCGGTCGAACTGACCGTGAAGCTGACGCCGGGGTTGATAGATACAATATAGAGTGCGAGGTTGGCGAAGTTGGCCGAGGCGTTGATCGGCATTCCGACGACAAGCTCGCTCGTCTGCGTCGTGGTGATGACGGCCGAACCGTTCACCGTGGTCGCGGTGATGGGCGCGGCCCGCTGCATGAAATACTTGGCGCGCGGATCAGTGGTCCCGCCGAGCGTGGCTGTGCCGCTTACTGAGCGGATGCCGGCATTGGCGAACCACTCATAGACCCCGCTCCCCGGCGCGGTTTCGATCTGGATGCCGTCGCACACGTCGAGGAACGGATAATCGAACTCTTGATCGGCGGCACCGCTGGTGGTGCCGAGGTCGAACCAATCGCCATATGCCTCGAATGAGCCGAGGCGCGGAACGGTGACGGTCGCCTGATACGCGCCGACAAAGTTGATCCAGCTACGCTTTCCCGCGTTGGACGCGACAATGGTGGCACCGCCAGCCAGTGTGATCGTTTCGCCGGAAGTGAAGTTGGTACTCTTGCGGCGGAACTTGACGTAGCCGCTGGCGGGCATGGCACCGCCGCTCGCACGCGGCTCCATCTCGCCAGTGGCCCACACGCCCAAGAACTCGCCCTGGCAGCCAGAGGTTCCGCCCGTGGCGTCGTAGACGCCTGCCGTGCCGAGGGTGGGCACGTTGCCGCTGGACGATGCGAACGGGACTTGCCACACGTTGCGACCATCGACCACCGCCTTGCCGCCGCTGGTGGTATCAATCGTGATGGAGCCTACGACGGCTGCCTGCTGCGACCAGCGGTTATCGCTGTCGCACGTCAGCGTTGCGTTGGTGTTTATCGTGATGGTCTCGCCGTTCAGCAATCCGCTGATTGCCGCATCGTCTAAGTTGCGATCGACGCTGACTGTCTGGTTGGCCATGCGTTAGTCCTCACCAACCGGAGTCATCAACACGCTGCCGTCGCGCTGCTGGACTGCCTTGATGGTGCGCTGCGGAACTTCGATCTCGTTCTCGATATTCACAACAGGAGCCGGGACGCTCACGTTCACGACAGGAGCATCGATCTTGGACGCTTCGACCGTCATGTTGACCGGCGTCGGCTCGACGTTGACCGTGACCTCGGGAGCCGGCGCAGCCTGGACCGTGACAGTTGGGGCAGCAACATTGACGACGGGAGGGGAGGCAGCAGAGACAGCCTTGGCAAGCTGCGCACCAATGAGGTTCGCAGTCTCCTCGTCCATCACCATGCGTTGCTCGTTACGCACGACGAGCGGTTGCGCTGGTGCTTGGGCGCTACGACCGGCAGACAGGGCGGCAGCGATGACTTCGCCAATCGCCTTGATTTCTCGCTCGTTCATGTTCCCCTTTGATCGCTCCGAGTCGGAAGACGTGTATTTCGGCTTGTCGCCTGTCTTCTGCTTCGACGAGGTGTCGGTCTTCTCTCCGGTTCCTGTCTCCTCGTCGTGCTCCATTGCAACACCCTGTGGGTCTTTCAACTCAAGACCGAGAGATTCAGCCAGTTTCTTCTCTTCGGCCAGTTTCTTCCAGACCTGCTTGTAGTCGCCGCCTCGTTTGCCGACCTCGGCCTCATAGGTCGAGAGGCCGTAGGCAATCGCCATAGCGGCAGCTCGCGCATCCTTCTCGGGGTCAACGTAAGGCTGGCCCTCCGGAACGAGACGGTAACGAGCGGGCTGGAGAGGAACACCGGCCTTGACGCAGAGATAGGGGAGAACCGCCTCGTACACCCGCCCGGCGAGAGGCCGACCAGTCCACTCGCGCACCGGGCCGAGCAACCGCTCGTTGTCGAGCATGTCAGCCCGCATGCTGCTGTAATTCGCCTGGGAAATGTCACGATCCAACCAGCGCCGACCAATTCGCATCGCCGCGCACTCGTCACCGCGTAGCATGTCGCGGAACGGCTTGATCTGCTGAGATGGGCGCGTGTGGGACAACAGTTTGATGTCTTCACCATGCTGGAGTTCCAGCACCGACCCCATCGAAATGTCACGGACCTTCTCACCCTTCTCGTCCAGATCAGGGGGAAGACCGCCATTCGTCGTGATGGCAGCAGCATAGCCGGCAGTGTTCTTCGCTGCCTCAAGCTCGGCCATCACGAGGTCTTTTTCCTGGCGAAGCGTCGTCAGGATCGGAGCGAACCACGGCTCGCCACGAACCTGGAGAGCCCTGCGTTTCTCGAAGCAATGGATGATGAGACGGGCGGGAACATCCTCCTGCGTCCCAGACGGAGAACGGAGGGAATAGGCAATCGGCCGCCCGAACTCGTCCAGCTTGACACCGCCCACGTAGCCCTGGTCCTGACCGACGACAGTCTGCCCGTTGTCTCCGAGCCATTCGGCCTCAAGCGGGAGGATGCAGAGAGGGATCAGCCCGTCCTTCTCGCGGGCAGGGTCGATGACCATGCGCCACAGGGATTCGCCGGCCACGACCACATCGCGGAAAGCTTGCGACTGGCCCTCGTACAACCCAACTCGATCAATGAAGCAGTCGCGGATGTAGTCATTCCAGACCACCCGCAGCTTTTCATCGATCTCGGGATTGCCAGTATCGGGCTCAAGAGCAATGCCGGTTCCGATCACGTTGGCGACAAGTGCCTCGACCGACGAGCGAACGGTCGGGTTGTTGCGCTCCATGTTCCGGCACAAATTGCGGATGTACGGAGTGGCGACGGTGAGATCGGCTGCGCTAATCGGCCGGGCGATGACACCACGCATCGCCGTGTTGCGCGGGTCGGTGGCGTCGTAGGTGCCGATCCAGCTTCCAAGCGAATTCCAGGTTGCCGTGAAGAGAGACGAGAAGAACGAGCGACCCCGCCTCGTTTCCTCGCGCATAGTGTTGCGGAAAACTGAGGGTTTCTGCATTGTTTTCAGACGTATGTGCCGGATGAAACAGGACCGTTCGGAAGACCAAGAACACGACCGCGCATCGCCAGAGGACGTGCTCCTGTCAGACGGTCATAGAGAGCCTGCAACCGGTCGCGGGCCTCGATCAGATCCTTGATGTTCGAGAACGACGCGGACGACGTGCCGTCCTGCATCTGCGTGGCGCCGGCCACATCAGTTATCCGCGCATCTAGGGCGGTTATCTGTGCCAAAAGGGTGTCGGCGGCAGTAGGCACGCCGACAGACTACGGACAGGGGCGACGGGGTGCAATGCTTGGATTCTAAGTCTTCTCACCGCGACGGACGAGCCGAACGCGAGGCACCTTGTTGTCGGCATTTGCCATGTAATATGCGATATTTGCCCCGCAATACTGGCATCTCACATAGGCCATGTCCCGCTCGGGCTCCGTCTCACGGACGACCGGCTGTGTCCGACGACCACAACCAGGGCAGGTGCATGAGAGCACCTTTTTGGGGAGGACGACAGGAGGTGCCTCGATGATGGGATTCTGCCCTCTGCGGGGAGCGTCCATACGGTTCTTAGGAGAGTCCATGGTCATTCCTTGGGTTTGATTTTCCCTACGGTGCCGCCACTTCTACTACCACGTCCCTGCGAAAGCAAGGCAATGGCGTAGTTGGTGGCATCGAAATAATCGTCACGCTTCCGTATCTGCACCCATTTCGTGTGTTTCGTATCGCCATCTCGCACAATGGCCCACGACGACAGGTGTTGCAGTAGGTAATCCTTTTCGGGGATCCCACACGGAAGCATGAGCGAATTGTCTGCATCGTATTCGATCCGCAGCATCGAATAGATGTGCTCGCGCATGGTCTGCGCCTTGACAAACCACCACGTGCTCGGTTGTCCTGGCGTGTGCTCTTGCTTGCGAATCTCGAAGAACCCATGGTCAGACACAAGCGAGGAACTGAACTTACCCATGCTGGCGTTTATCTTGCCCTGCAACGTCTCCGCCACGACGCGCCCCTCATGGTCGCCACGAACCGCCACAACGCCGACCTTGCCGAAGATCCACCTTCCGATGCTGCCATTGGGGTTGTAACCGATGTCAATGGCGACAAGCGACCCACGGATGATTTCGCCGTTCTGTTTCGGCCACCCGTCGCGTGTTTTTGCTAGTATTTTATCAAGGATTTCGTGCCTGTCCGCGTCCTGCGGCTCGACGGCTCGACCCGTTTCCGGATCCTTTGGAGTCCAAAACCATTCACCGTAGTCGATGATCCAGCGACGATCACGGGATCCGGAACCGACAGCGACCCAATAAATGCGATCTCCCTGTACGTCAACACCGACGACGATGCGCTCAACGTCGTCAGGGACGATGCCTTTAGGTGTCGTTGCCTTTGTGCTGCGAAGTGTGAGGTACCTATCGGTGATGGTGTCGCCATCAGCAGGGGTGTCGTAAGCCTCGCACAGCACCTTCATGTAAAATTGCTTGGCGAGCGAGTAATCCCCGACGCTTTCCTTCTCTTTCGCCGCCCGGTACATCGATGGGATGGATCGGAAGTCCCCCATGTTGTAGTCGGCAAACGTAGAAAGTAAGGTAAAATACTCGGTTTTTCGCGTACACGGCATGATTTTGCCGTCAACAATGCCCTCACGATAGCATAATTTGCTGTCTTGCAGCGCCTGCGCCCGCTCGTCATCGGTCCACAGCACGCCGCAGTGCGAACAGGCCAAGCGGCACTCGTCGAGGTTGAGTTGGTCGAACTTGATTACCTGATACCATCCGCAATGCGGGCATCTGTGGGCGATTCTACACCCGGTTGCGTCCGTTCGGTTGTGAAAGTCGAGAACGGGATGGTCGGTTCGGTTGACCCGCTCGTTGACAGTGGATGCGAGGTAGGCTCGACCCTTTTTACCCCACGATTCAAGACGCTTGAGCGTCAATTCCACCTGTCCAGCACTCATGAAGTCGTCAACCTCGTCAATCCCCATGCGACCGGGGGACACACCAGACACCGATGTCTCTTTGCCGCCAGTACCGGCAGCCATGAAATAGGTGATGATGTTCTTCCCGTTGTCGGGATTCTGCATCGCCAAGGCCGGCGGCATGCCGTCACGGGAGCCCGGTCCCTGTTGCGGGAGCCATGCCCCGAACCCCGAGCCACGAATGCCGGGTTGCAGCTTCGACATCCACATCTGTTGCAGCTTGAGGAGCACCGGCAGCACGTAGCCGAACCCGTACCCCTCCTCAACCATCGAGTACAACCACGGCAGCAGAATGGCAACAGTGGTCTTCCCTCGCTGGGATGGGGCAATATAGACGAACCGTCGCCACTCCCCGCTGTCCATTGCGCGGATGAAGTGCATTTGGGTCGGTTCAGTTTCGGGTCTGAACTGATGCCCTTCCTTTGGCCCGTCCGGCAGCTTCATCGTGTGGGCAAATTCGAGCATCGAACGGGGGCGACGAGCCGGCATTAGCTGGGCGCTGAATGCCTTGGCGATACTCGGGTGCGCGGCGAGTAGGGTCATTACGAATTCTTGAAGGCTTCCAGCATCTCTTGGATAACGGCATCGCGCGGTTTCATGGATAATACGGATTGGGCGATGGTTGACATGGCTGCGCGGACCTTTTCCCCCAATTTCGTCTCGATTTCATCTCGCTGATTGGCCGGTACAGCTAATACGGATTCACTAACAACTAATCGCAATAACTCCTGGAATGTTCCGATGACAAGTTCCTGCCGCGCAACATAGTCGGAAACCGAGATCAGATCCCTCTTTTTCTCTTGGAGGTCCAGTTTTTCCTTGTCAAGCGCGATTTGAGCCTGTTCAGTAGCTATTTGCGCTTGCTTGATGCGCTCACCAACAAGCGCGGCCTCTTCCCTCTGCTTCGCCTCAGCATACGTGAAAATGCCGCGCTGAACCGCTTTATCGTAGGGATTTGAGCCTGGAAGTAGGGATTCGATGGGTTGGGCTTCATTGGGTGTCGCGGGGGATGTTGGTATTTCCTTTGTTTTTGCCCGTCTAGCGCCGAGTTCCCTTGGTGTATTTATAAGCCTGTCTGGCTCCAATTCGCTCTTGAGTATCTTGCGTTTCGGAGGGCAACCGATTGGTTCAATCACAGCGTTTCTCCAAGAACTCGATGAACGCACACTCAGCAACCTGAGCAATCGAGTAGTTATTTATCTTGGCATACTTTATGATCCGAGCGTGAATGTCGGGATCAACACAGTATGTCTTGCACTGACGGATAACTCCGGTCGTCGGAGCACCGTTTCCGAGCCATCGGTTCGCTGGCTTGCGCACAACCATGTCGGAAATCCTATTTGTCAATGCTTAGATTGCAAGTGCAGACAAAATAAACCCATACCCCCTCAGAAACTTATCCGAATTTTTGCTTCGATATTCGCACCCA